ATGGTAAGCCGTATCTATAAAGAAGGAATCAAATATAAGAAGTGCGGCGTAGTACTGACATGTTTAGAGCCGAAGTCTGGCCATACTTATGACTTGCTTACTGACTTTAAACAAATAGAGAAAAAGGAATGTTTAATGCAGGCTATAGATGGTATTCACATCAAATTTGGAAAGAAAAAGGTTGGTGTCGGGCCATGTTTTGTGCCGGGTCGAAACTGGTCGATGAGTAGGGATAAGTTGAGTAGAAATCCTTTTAAACTTGATGAATTATTAGTAATAAAAAGCTAATATTCAAACTCATAAATTATAAAAGGAATAATAATGAATCATTTCATTAAGCATTAGAAACATCAATTCAAACAGAAAACTGGTATTCAGTATTATTTATTTCGCTTTCTTTACCAGATATTTGTGGGAAAATAGATGAACCTAACAAAAAATCTTCAAAAAAGAGAATGATTAATTGGTTTAATAAATATCTTAAATCTGTTTACACACGCAAAATTGGAGCTGATCAGACGGAATATACCTTTCTAAGTGGTGCAGATTTTTATGCATTAAGATGCGCATATCTTCACGAAGGTAGTGATGAAATAACAGGACAAAATGCACAAGAAACCTTAGAAAAGTTTAAGTTTATTCAACCTAGTTCAAATAATTTCAGCATGCACAGGAATGTAATGAATAAAACACTTCAACTTCAGGTTAGCGAGTTTGGTAAAGAGATTCTGGCAGCTTTAAGGCAATGGACAGAAGACAATAAGAACGATCAAGTTAAACAAGAACAAATCAGCAAACTTTTAAATATTCAAATTCTAGATTTATCTAAAGGTTTTTCTTTTTAAAAAATTAGGGCCCTCATCCGAGGGCTTTTACACAAATACCTACATTCACATTGTTATTGATCGTATGAGCTGTGCTTCCTAAGGATAGCCTAAAAAATTGATGCAGGTATGTGTTTCATGTGTTTAGCCGATGAGAAGAAATAAATTGAATAAAATCCCTTTACTTGAAATGAATTATTGATTATTAATAATTCATTTTTTCTATTTGTATTATGCGCCTAAATAAAGACAATGTAATTAACTCTATCTGTATATTTGCAATGGTAACTGCAATATGTTTTATGTTGATAGTAATGCTCAAATCTTTTTACGGACAAGTGATAGAGATTACGTTTATTAAAGATATATTCTCTATAGGAGCTACGCTGTTTGCAGCTTTAATTGCAATATCACTATTTAATGATTGGAAGGTTCAAGAAACTTTTAATCGAACCCAACGACTCCATGACGAAGGTGTTGATATAATTTTAAAGACAACAAAAAAACTTAACAATTTGAAAGCTCAAATACAGATTAATAAATTACTTTTTACTGAAGGTAAATTATCGGAAGAGCAAATTAAGAAATTAGAAATAGAATTCAACGATCAAGTAAAAGAAACTATTATTTACGTGCAAGATTTAACACATGATATTGGAGTAAAAATTGCATTAGATTACTCAAAAATCATAAGAAATAATGATGAAGAATTAAATTTTGTTTTTAATACATTAATGAATATCAAAGAATTTGTGCAGCATATTGCCCGTGACAGAGGTATCAATGCAAATAATATTTTAAGAGTTCAAAATTTTATTAATGACTTGAATCAAAAAATAGATAAAAAGCTACAAGATCGAAATAACTTAAATAAAAATTCCTAATCATAGAATTTTCAAACTAAGTCTTGCATTTAAATGTTTAACGATCATATGAAATGTGCATCCTAAAATTAGAATGCACAACAAAATACGACACTCATAATGAGATACGATTAGCAATCCAGCCATACAAAAACTGCTCTTGGCTTGGATTGCGCTCACAAATTTCAATGTAGCGCTGGCCTTGCATGATGTTAAGAACTCGCACTAATACTTTCTCTCCTTCTTTGCCGCGCTTGGCCAGATAAGTCTTAAGTGCATTTAATGTCGCCGGACCATAAATCCCATCTACAGATAAATCTGGCCACCCTGCATTACCATTGTTATTTAGGAGATTTAAAGCTCGTTGTAAAAGAGGTTTTGCAAAGCCGGTACCGCAATTCACACCAGTATCTAAAAGCTCTTCAGCTACAGCAGAAGAAATAGCATTTATCTGATCAAATCGTGGAGCTGTCCAGTACTGCTTCTTGTAAATCGCTTTAGCCACATCAAGCGGCAAATCTTTCATATTGCCCTTAAAACCATTTGTACGTGCCACTGCTTCAGTAATACCGTATTTGGTTGCACCTCCTCGATCGGCAGGATTATTTATGTAGCCGCCTTCTCGTTTAATTAATTCATCAAGATATTGCTCAATATTCATTTCAGTTTCCTTTAGGCAATAAAAAAGCGCCTTTAGGCGCACAGTCAATAAAAAGCCGACCTCAAATAAGTCGGCTTCATAAGTTTTGTTTCATAGCTTTAAAATATATATTTAAAAAAAGTCGTAATAGCAGTCATTGCTCCAGCAACACTACCAATTACTAGGGATATAGCTTTACCCCAAGCCATGATTACAGCAGCTCTACCTGCGTCTTTCTCACTCATTTTACCCTCTATACTTATACCGGGTTTGGTGCTAACATTTTCCTCAGATTGATTCATTAATAGTTAACCCTCCTTAACTGTTAACCAAAACCCTAGTGTTGGCGCACTGGGGTTTTTGCTTTTTGGAATAAAGTACATTTCTTACTTCCCATAGAATTAATAGACACACTTTACCCCCTTCCGTTTTTTAATATCAGGCGGAAAAACTTCCGTTGACTTTGTTAAAAAATTGTTTCTGTTAGTTGACTCACACTTCATACCCGTTTTCTACCCGTAAAAAAAGAATTACCACCCGAAGGTGGTCGTTTCATAATATTGGTTGTCAATAATTTTTCGTAGTAGTCAGCGACATGCAGTGTCAACAGGTAATTTCTCTCTTATACTTGATACTTCTAAACAAAACCGCCCGAAGGCGGCATTAACTGTTTTCAATGTCTTTTCTGGCTTTTTTAAACTCTTTGATCACTTCAACGATCGTTTTACCTTCCTGCTTATCAATGAAGTTAAAGATCCAACGGACCAAAGCCCAACCGGGTAATCCACATACAAAGAAGAATCCACCAAGTGCAATCATCCCCCATACATCAGTAACCCATTCATGAAGCCCCCACTTCACTATAATGAATGAGCCGCCAGCAAGGCTTGATACAACTGTGCAGATCAAGCCTACACCCCACTCTTGTGGTGAGCGTGGCATTCGTGTCATCAATACAACTGCTGCAACTAAAGCAACCGCTAAAGTCACCATAATTGCTGCACCATAAAATTTTAAAATTGCTGTTAAACCGCTAGTTGAAACAGGTTCCATGCCGCCTTACTCCAGATTTTTGGCAATAAAAAAACCGCTAACTGCGGCCATAATTCTTTTTTAAATTTATAACGCTTGTGCATAACGCCACATTTCATCAATTTCATCATTAGAAATGTTCAAAAGTGGAAGCATATATTTGACTGAATCATTTGTGCGTTCAAACTTTTCAGATTCGTTATATTCGATCTGGACTCGTGTTTTTAGCGCAGGATCTTCAATGTCAGCTATAGCCTGTTCAACTTTTTCTAAAAGCTGGTACTGAAGAAGAGCAAGCTTAAATTGGCGCCTTGTAAGTGGTTTAAACTCAGCAAGACGTAGCTGCTCTTTTTCTTCATCAGAAAGATAATTTTGCGGATTTAAATGACGATCAACTTCTTCAGCTGTCATTTCAATTAAATCGTCTTCTAAAGCAAAGACTTCACTCGTTTTTGTGTTTCTAAAATATTTCATCGTAATTCACTCCAATATAACGGCTGTATTGCACTACTTGCACTAATTTTGTATGTGCTACCCGCAGGGACAATAAAAGAATAGAAGCCAGATCCATAGTTGGGCCCCGCCGCATCATACGTGTGTTTAAAAATGCTAACTCCATCCACAATTGCTTCAATAACCATTGTTGCACTATTAGTGTCTGGAAAAGTGAGACATAACTGGATGGGCCGACCTGTGGAATTTAAATAAGTTGTTTCTAACGATCGATTAGCTTTTACATCTTGCCAAGTCTGACCAATGCCTATCGCATTATTTGAAGTAGTATTAATCGAAATATTTCCAGAACCATCAAAGTTAGCTGCTCCAGAAATTGCACCAGTTAATGCAATATTTCTAGCAATCTGAAGCTTTGTCGCAGTAGCTGCATTACCAGTAATATTAGAATCTGTATATGCAAGCTCTTTTTTGGTCAATAATTCGATTGTTCCATCACTGCGTTCAACACAAGTCATTACCCTTGTTTTACCTGACACGGGATCACTTGCAATAATAAAAGTCCCACCAGTAGATAGAGATGAGACTAACCCGACAGAATATTGAGGGAAAAATTTACCCTGACCATCGTCAAAAAATGCCGTAGATTTATTGCTATAGTGATGAATAAACTCTTGATCTGATGTAAAACCTGTCCATTCTATTTCAAGTTTATCAGCAGCTACTGCCGTAGCACTTTTATCAAGTTTATTATCTTGTAAAGCTTTCCCCTGTTTTGCAGTTAAAGCCTTATTTGCATCATCAGTTTGTAAATCATCAGCAAGTTGTACAACACCACTTTGATTTGTTGATGCTGCTCGAATATTTTGCTGAGATATGCCTGTGATTTGGCCTTTGTCATTAACTGTAATTGATGGTATCTGAATCGTTGATGCATACGTTCCAGCAACTACCCCACTATTCGCAAGTGTCAAAATACATGTTGAATTGCTAGAACCATCATAATTAAACGCGCCTGTTGCTGCACCTGAAAAGCTCACGGTTCGCGCGGTGGCAAGCTTTGATGCTGTAGCTGCATTGCCTTCTAACTGGGCTGCAACAAGCTTTCCGGCAGTTCTAATATCACCTTGCGAATAAATCCCATTCACTGGAACTAAATTACTTAGACTAAAGGTACTTGATACTAACAAACCACCAGTTAATACCCGTTGGCCATATTGTTCAGCTTCATCAGTAAACCAAATATCACTATTACTACGGATTTTACTGATATATGTAATCCCACTAACCCGTAAATCCCCTGTGACAGTTCCGCCCGAAAGTGGCAACTTTGAATCGTCCCGAGTTCCAACTACACGCCACTCTGTCCATGATGCCGTTGTACCATTCATATTCCATGTCTGGCGCATTGCCATTGTGCCGTTATTAACCCCACTAGCTTGATGAGGATAATATATTTGATGACATGTGCCTCCACTTCTTAAAACAACAAGAACTCCGTAACCATATAAACCTGCTATTGCAACCTCAGCTACAGTATATTTGCCATCATTTATGGCTGCATCTAGCTGTGTTCCATTAGAGATACTTCCGTTTAATCGCAAAGGAGCCTCAATATTAATATCCTGAGTACCATCAAAATTAATACTGTTAATCTTTCTAGCTGTTTGGAGCTTTGTTGCAGTAGCTGCATTACCAGTAATACTAGAATCTGTATATGCAAGCTCTTTTTTATTTAAAAAATCAAGAGCTCCATCATCACGAACTACACAACTAATAATTTTAGTTTTACCGGTAACAACGTCATTACCAATTATTAAAGTTCCACCTCCCTTTAACGATGAGACTAACCCAACAGAATATTGAGCAAAGAACTTGCCGGTTTGATTGTCAAAAAAACTTTTTGGTTTATCTGCGAAGTACTTAATAAAGTCAGTATCATTCTCAAATGACGTTGTTTCAATTTCTAATTTCTTGGCAGCTACTGCCGTAGCAGTTTTATCTAGTTTATTGTCTTGTAAAGCTTTACCCTGTTTTGCAGTTAATGGTTTTTTATCATCACTGCTGGTCAAATTGTCGATGAGCTCATCATGACGAATGTAATCTTCATCAATAATTTGGTTAATAGCTAAACTAAGTTTGTTAAAAAGAAAATTAAACCATTGACGTGCTGGTTTTAAATTAACTGGAAAGCCATCTTCTTGATCTAAACCATCTGTATTTTTTTGCCCGTTTCGGGCAAATTCTGGAAGTTTATCTACTGCCATTTTTACACGCTCTCAATAATAAGTGAAACACCCGCAGGCAATGGAAAAAAGAGTTGAACAAGAATCCGGTCTGAATAAGACTCTCTTGTCAGAAATTTAAAAGTTACCGACATATCTTTGTTATCAATAACTTTGAATTTGTCATGATTGAGAACAAGCTTGAAGATTTCTTTGGTTTGATCAATGTTCCCGGTGCTGGTGTTCTTAAGAATTTTTGCCTTTATCAGACTTCGCAAAAATTGCCCTTTAGGAATTAACCCACCTGTGCCAGATTGGCCTGACTCACGGAAATAACCACCAACATCTGGATCATCCGTTTCACCAAATGTCAGAGCATTCTCTTGGTCAATAAAACCAAAGTATTCAAGCTGCGCTGCACCCGGGATAATTAACGGGGTACCCGTCCAACGTGCTAAAGTTTCCAGATAAGGATCGTCTGCAGAGTCAACATCGTAATGTTTGTGCAAGTTATTCAAAAAATTGAAGCAGTCAACTAACGGGGAATTGACTGCTTCAACCATTGCAACAAACTTTGTTTTAGAACGATGTTGACTGGTGATTAATTTCTTATAATCACCAATCGTTTTATCATCCACTAGTCACCTCAATTTCTATCAACGCAGGATCACAAAAAGCAACACAGCCGAAAGGCAAAATATAGTCACCCAGATGCTCAGCACCGTTGGCCACAATTTTAATGGAAGACACTTCATAAGTTTGGCTCTGCTCTGCGCCATATAAGTTAGCAGCACCATACAACTTGTTTTGAGTAATCTTGTCGCCAATATCCAAAGCATTGACATATTCAGCAAGCAGTTTACAAATTGAGTCCGCTGTATCAGCACTGTATGATTCATATGTTGTGATTTGCAGTTTAAAAGTAATATTGACAACATCTGGTCGATAAAATGAAATTGTCTCAGCGTCACCATAAACATTAACAACAGTCACGTTTGTATTGCCATGCAGCGCACAACCCATTGATTTGTATTTTTGGATTAAGTTTCCAATAGCTTGAGAATCGCCACCATAAACAATCACACATAACGATTTAGGCGGCAGTCCGTTTCCATCGGAGACTGTTTCTTTGTTCTCGAAATACTTGCAACGAGTAACGTTTGGCAGGTCAAGAATAGCCCCCCTTAATCCCTCTGGCATCGACTGAGAAGGTATCGCCACTGATAGTGCCTGTCGCTGTCTAAGCTTCGCATTGGTTTCAGCATCTTGGCCAATAGATGATGAATTTTGATTATTCACACCTTGCCAGCCGCGAGTTGGCGTTAAAATAGTCTTAATGGTATTTGCTGATGCCAATATTGCGCCAGCTTTTTCAGCAGTTGCAGAAACTGTAATGAATCCCGAAGGTGGTATGGTGATATTGAGTGGTAATATCCATTTATTATTATTTTTATCGGCAACAATGCCCGCCCGGATCAGTGTGCCAGACAATCCTGTAATAGTTACATCAACAGTAGAATAGGTCGCTAATGAACGTGCAATACCATTGATTTTAACATTGCGAGTTAATGCATCGGTATTCGCAGTTTTAGGATTAAATGAGTTATAAGTTTTTACGCACACAGCATTCACATCAGAAATCACAAGCGATAAGATGCCTAGAAATTGTCCATCTAAACTATCATTTTCAAGGTAAACATCATTACCATAAATGCTTCTGTATTTATCTTTTAGATATAAAAGAACTTGGTCATAAGTTGGTGCTGTAATTCCGCTTTCATCAATAACGGGTGCAACTGTAGTAAGTGCCATTAATCATACGCCCCTGTTAATGTTGTTTTTCCAAAAACCGTATTCACAATCATTGATACCTTTAAACGGCGTACATCCGAGTCTAGTAAACTTTGAAATGACTCAATACTTACAACGCCATAAGTTTCTAAAACACGTTGGCGCAAAGTTAGCTCATATAAACTCTTGGATTGTTTGCCTAGTATTGCTTGTGACCATCCCGTCCCATCGGATGTATCAGCAAACCACTCGCCAATCCATAGCTTTAAACGTGTGTCAATTGCTTGAGCAATAGCTTCAGCACTATCAATATGAAAATCATTAAGTCCAGAGCCAAAGCTGTAATCACCCATATCATCTTGTTTTCTATAACGCATAAAAAAAGTAGCCTTTCGGCTACCCCTCACAATGTGATAAGATTATTTTGGATTTCCAGTATCAGATCCACCACTTTGAACATCGCCATGTTTATGAGTTTTAAACTCAATACCGTCAATTTTTGCCCCGCCTGATAATTCAGATTTACCCAAAACCGTCATACCACTTTGCATAGTTGATTCACCAGCAACTTGCAAAGTCTGTTGCATCTCGACAGGATGGTGAAACACCGACTTTGTGCCAATAAAATGTATTTCTCCACCTGGCGTGATTTGAATCTTACATGTATTAGCATCATTGCGGATTTCAAGATTTTCCGAAGAGATATCGCTGATCTTTTTGGCTTGAGATTGAGGCTTGAAAAATGCAAAACCATCAGACAAATCGTGTTTACGCATGTCAAAAGGGTTTTGAATACCACCCGATTGCCACCACAAATCAATATTACGGTCTGCAAATGACACCAGACATTCATCACCTTTATTGATTGGATGAGTAATAGTAAAACCACCGGCACATGGAAACATTACCGGCACATCTTGAATGACTGGAAGTTCCACAGTTTCAATATCACCAGATTCTGTGCGAATTGGAATTTTGATGAGCGGCTGGACATTGACGGTTACTTCATCAGGATTATAGCTATCTACTTCACAGGGCAAAGCTGTCCATAGGTTTGCCAATTCAGAGCGAATAGCATCTTGAATAATAGAGAGCTGATCAGGTGAAAGTTCATTAAGACTAAGTGCCATTGATACCCCCTGGTCGCCAATTTTCATCGACCGATTCAATCGTGATTCCAGATTTAGGTACCATAGTATCTATGCCAATGCATACTAGGTAGGTGTACCAGTCATTTCCTCTTGTATCTCCGTAATGTTCAACAGAGCGTATAAGAAAAAGGCCACCTGCATTGGTGGCCATTCTTGGATCTTTTTGAGCTTGGTCAACTTTTTGCCCTCCATAGGAAATATCAAAACTCTCTGTTTGAAGATTAGTCATATCAACCTGAACTCGCCCACCCCATTTCATTTTAGGATTAAGTAAGCATGTAACTTTTAAACCCTCACTAGTGAGTTGCGGCATACCAACCATACCTGTTTTAGCAGTCAGTATTTGAACTGGTACGGGAATGTAACTTGCTACTGGTACCATGCTTAATGTGTCATCTGAGAAGTCTATCAGCATGTTATTTTCTTCATAAAATTGTCTAAGATTCTGCTCAAGCGATCCAAAAAACACACGGCCACGCGGGTATTGTTGTTGCCTCAATTCAACAAGATCACCACTTTCCACACCCTGTTTATTAGCTTCCGTAATCAATATTTTCCCAGAATCATTAATTGTAGTACCTGCTGGTATACATTGATTCACCAAAGCTGTGCTTTTTAGCTTGTCGCCCGATTGGGCAAGAATGCATAACCATGTATCAGTAGGGTTATCACGTCCGCGGCGAAACTGAAATACTCGACCTTTAAATACTACCTCCATTGGCCCAAGTAAATATCCACACTCTAAGATTACAGTGGTGTCGATACGCTCGTTATTCACACCAGCCAAGCGATTCATTGTTGATTCGCTCATATTATAAATATAGAACTCAGCGGCTTTAGGGGTTGATGTTGTTGCCTGACCAACATGAAATACAATCCTAAAGTCAGATAAATCCAATGCATCAGGCTGACCATTGTTAATTTGAACTGTCAATTTGCATTTGCGTTCCCATTGTAATGTCATTCAGGATCCCTCCAATACAATTGGATTTTTGAACCCAAATCATAAAATCCTTGCAACTCATCTTTATTGTTATTGATCACAAACATTGAACCTTTGATTAAGTATTGATGTTGTTCAAGTAAATCAATACCAGAATTCATTGCTAGCCCCGAAATAATTTCATTTTCAGAACTATCCATAATGTCCAAAAACCAAGTATCAATACGATAAATAAGTTGTAGCTTGTAACTGATCTTATTGAGCTGAACGCTAAACTTCTGATTACCAGTACTTAGTGGTATTTCATATAAAGCCATTTCATCCACCAAATATCCCTGTCGCTAATTTGCTTAAAACAGATTCATTCACTTGCTTCGGTTGAACCGTTCCGCCATTTGAGACACCTGCGGTTGCTGCAGGGTTTACCTGATTATCTAAAAGCACAATGGTTTCAGAAGACTGGACTATAAAGACTTTTTTTAGCGTCATTTCAATCATTAAAACATTTTCAGTTTGTAGATCTGTCGTGCAACCCAGTGACTTGATCAGCATATTTGTATAAAGTCGTTTACCAGTCGAAATGACCAATAAGACTTTTGAATCTTGCAGTTGCTGCAATGTTTCATAAATTGTGACAAGACCAGTAGTTTCAGACAAGATCGAATCACCAACCATTCCATTGAGTTTTCCTGCACTTTCAGACCAACCCACTTTTATAGTTACCTCTGGGGGCTCTTTATATGCATGATCAGACATAGGGGAACCTACTTCAGTTGGATGGTCTGTAATTACCAATTCATCTTTATGCTTTTCCTCAATTGTTACATCGGCAAACAACCCCATAATTGTGCGACCACGGCCAGCAAGCAATAATGATCCGACCTTTTCAGTTAGCGGTGATGATGCCAATGTTCCAAGCGCAGTATTTAAAATTGTTGAGATTGCCATTTTTCACCCATTAAAAAACCTCCCAAAGGAGGTCTGAAATTCACTATCACTTAGATACTTACATGCTTCAGTAAGATGAATAAATATGTGCCAGAAAATAAAGGAATTCTGGTTTATTATAAGATAGGTAATTACTAGTCATTTGCATTTGATGCTCCGTTACATAGGAATTTAAAAAATGAAAAAACTAATCCTTCTTACATTTTTGATTAGCAGTGGGGCTTGGGCTGAATTACCTCAACCAAAATCCTCATGTCAAATTCCAGATCTACAAGCGAGATATGCTAGATTGTTTGCAGCAGGGAGTTTTTGCGGAAAAAGCGAAAATTCAACCTATGCAAAAAATCTAAATACCCTTTATTTGCGAGATCAGGACAAGTGCAAAGTAAGTGGAGAAGAAATAGACCCATCAGAAAATCAAGTAAATCAAGCATTCCTAGAAATAGAAAATTTACCAGAAAGAACTAAAAAAGACCTTTGCGCATCAATTGACTCTCAAATTAAATCGTTAATCTAAGCTACCAAACCTTTAGCATTCCTAGCCATAATTACCATTGAATTTTCCTGCTGACGCTTGACGGCGTTGGCAGATTCAACTGGATCTCTAGCACCATTAATCGTCATATCCGTTTTGAATTCTTGATGAATTGTGACATTAGAATTTGATGCCTTAGAGTTAACATTATTGACTTGTGATTTATCAGGATTGCCAACTGATGGAGTTACATTATTGATTGTTGGCACTTTAGCATTTTGCGCAAATTTAGCCAAAGCATCTGATGTTTTTGGTGTTTGCACCTTACCATCATAATTACCGACTTGTTTTTTAATAGCATTCAGATTTTTACGTCTTCGCTGATCATGTGCCCTCCAATCAAACTTTGTCTTGCCCTTATTCACATAATCCTGACCATAAGCCCAAACAATATAATTTTTACCCAATATTGGTGCTGCCTTTTCAGGATCTATGCCTTTATTGGATAAAAACTTGTTTTTGGTTTTACTATAGGTTTTCTTGGTTTCAATTTCATGCTTTGCAAATTCCGCCATCGCATTTAATGATTTTTGCTCTCGCTTAATTTCACCTTTGCTATCTATCTGCCCTTTGTCTTTCAAAAATTTAACAAGTTCTTTTTTTCGTGCACCTTGCCAGCTAAAAAAACCAAGATTAGTTTTAGCGTTACCTAAATCAGTATGCGTGCCAAACATTGTATTTAGATTGTACTCATTTTCTCGCCCAACCTCTGCTGTCAAGGCTAAGGCTTGATTTTTGGAAAAACCCGCATTGATAAATGCATTATAAACAGCAAGTCTGTTGCTATTTTTGTCTTTTCCAATTTGAGGTCTACCAACAGCAAAACTCTCCCTCACTGTCTGATCAACCGACTTACCAACATTCACCACGGCTTCAACACCTTTTTGGGTAATAGCTCTAACACTCTCAGCCAGTGCGGTAACAGTGGTTGTGCCAACATCAAGAACCTTACCAACAATATTATTAACACCATCAACAATGTTTTTACTGACTTCATTTATCGTTTTAACTGGCTGACTTGGCTCCCCACTATCTTTTGTTTTTAAAGTATCTTTTGCCGAATCTACAACTTCATTTACGGCCTCAACTGGATCTGAAATGATTTTTTGAACAAAGTTGACCACCTTGTCTTTAACATCACCAAGTAAGTTAAGGAAACTGCGAATTTTATCCATAATACGATCAATACTTTTTGACCACTTAGCCCATGGTAAAAATGAATCAGCTCCGCTTTTCCACTTATTAAAGTCTTTGATCAACCATCCGATAGCAGTAGTGAGTAGACCAATTAAAGCAATGGCCCGGCCAATAGGGGTGAGTGCAAATACTTTAAATAAAGCGCGTAATACCTTTGCCAAACCCAAAGCTGATTTTCTGGCCATGGTGAAATATTTAATACCAAAACCATGCTTGGCAATTAAAACACCAATGATAGCCAATCCACTGATTGAACCAATGATTGCTTGTATTGCAGGGTCTAGCCGCCCAAATTCATTAATCACCTTGCTGACAAGTGATGACACCCAATCGTATATAGAACCAAGAATTGCCAACCCTTTATCTATATCTTCAGACCACTTAGACCAATCAATTAAAGACTTACCGCCTTCTCTCCACGTCTTGTAGTCATCATAGAGAAGTGCTAATGCTGTTCCTAAAGCCAGGATCATGCCTAACGGTGATGAAAGAAATGCTAAACGTAGAGCTTTTAGCAGCCAGATCAGATTCTTAATAGTAGGAAGAAATTTCCCCAACAAGCCAAAGACCCTGATCATTCCGCTAAAGGCTAAAGCAACCAAGGTGAATCTTAGACCGATTCCCAACATGTTTTTTATTTCAGGATTCAGTTGGCTAAATGCTTGAATTCCTGATTGGAGCAACTGATTGAGTAACCGTAGTATTGGAATAAGAGCTTTACCAGCCTGCATCACTACCACTTGAAAACCTGTTTTGGTCATCATTGTCAGATCACGATATTCAGTCATGAATTCATTACCTGATTTAGTCAAGTCGTCATTCATGCCGAGTTGCTCTTGAATCTTCTGGTATTTCTCCATATTTGAGAGAAATTTACCATCACGCATTGCAAGCAATGTATTTTGATCTATACCCAATGATTGAGCGTAAGCATTCGCTTGATATGCTGGCATTTGTGCAAGCACAACGCTTAAGTCCTTCATGACTTCTACGCGGTCACGCATGTCACCATTAGCCTGTTTGGTATCCACACCTAAGCTATTGAGCATTCCCTCATAACCAGGGGAATTACGCACCTTCTCAGCTAAGGATTCAAGCGTACCAATTGCACTTTCAGCATTACCACCCATTTGAGTTATGGCATTTCCAAAAGCAGTAATATTGGTCGCACTAGCACCAATACGCTGAGATGAGAAGTAAAGTTTATCCAGCTCACTTGCAGTTTGACGTACTGCAACAACCGCACCAGTAGCCAAGGCAAATAATGCACCTTTTAATGCCACAGCTTTTAATTCAATGCCTTTCATGGCATCTTGCATTTGTCCCAGACCTGTATTGTCAGTCTTAAAACCCAATGCAACCATGAAGTTGCGAATCACACCTTCTTGTGCCATGAAATCACCTGTAATTTTTGCTATTAAGTTTCATTATTCAGTTCTTCACATCACAATGAAATTTGTACGAGTTGTTAAAGTAAAATTAACAACTACTTTGATTTGCGTTCTCGATCTTCATTGATCAGATACTCATTATCAGCAACGACATCTAAAGCATCATTCATCAATGCAATATCAGCAAGATCGATCTTTCCATTTTTCAAAGATTCAAACTTACACATGCCTTTAATGACTGGCCGCATAAGCCAGTCTTCTTGTCCCGGTAAACACTTATAATTTATGTGGACTGTGTCTGAATGCTCGATGCCTTCGTAAGCAGTCCTTGAATAAAATTTGCCATACTGACTCGAATCACAGCGATGACAAGCGGTAAGATTTGCGCCATGTCCAAATCATCAAACATGATTGATTGCCCACGGCATACAATTGCAGATCCACGCTTAACAACCGATAGGCACTTGTGAATAATGTAATTCACATCATCCTCAGGCATCTTTGCAAATGCTTCCATGAATGGTTCTAATGCTTCAGCAAGGGGTTGCAGCCCGGTCAAATCTTTACCGTCAACAGCTTCATCATCTTTACCGTCAACAGCTTCGATAGATTCAATTACCTTTGCAAAATCACCTTTAGCAACTTCGGTTATGATTGGCATCAGGGTTGGGATAATTGGGGCGATTTTTCGTGATACATGAAACTGATCGAGCGCATTTAAGCGTCCGATCGTGTATGCATGCTCACCAATATTGATGATCTCATTCATTAAAAATTAATCCTTTTTCGTTTATTCGTATGTGCCAAGCTTCATATCGAGTTTGATTGAATCAAATACCCACTCAACTAGCGAACCATCTTTGGCATTGGTATAGTCAGGAACTTTTTTAAATGCACATTTGGATGCTGTGTGGTTATCACCAGATCCAGTGTGGTTTAGAGTGATGGTATTTTTGCCCCATTTACGTGTATTACCTTTTTGGGCATTGTAAATGTTCATGAGTTTGGCATTTGATGGTGATGTCTTTAGCAAACGAATAGTGACTTGACCTGAGTTGTCAGCATGCAATGAATGCATCCCCTCACCATCAGCGCCAATTGTCATTGTGTTTTTATCGCCTGCCATAGCGAAAGTAATACCTTCGTCAGCGACACCTGCACCATAACCAAGATCAATGACACCATCATCACTAGTAAAGGAACATTGGGTGTCCATAAAGCTATAAGTAGACAT